AGCCAACCGGCTTTATGATGAAGCAGTAGGGAGCTTTCATTAGAAATCTATTTTGTACTCTGTTGAGATTGGCATATTTGCCGAGAAGTTTTTCCAGCAAACAATCGCGCCGTCCTGCATGATCCAAATAGAAATAGATCCATCATCATTCTTGATAATAGACTCGATCTCATACTCATCTCGGAGAACGCGTTGTCCTACAACGTAGTGCATGCACTTCATGTAGTCAGGACCAACCGATATTTTTCTAATTAAATTCACCTGTTTGAAGGTTTACTTTTACATCGCCATACTCGTTGTAAATCTCTTCTTGAACAGAAGCCAAGTCATGAGCAGCGATTTCCATGTTTGCCATTATTTGGTTCTTCTGAACTTTAAGACGTTCGAAATTGATTTCGATATCTGCGATGTTAAACTTAAGGTCTCTGAATTTTCTGTTAGCCTCGATCAATCGATCAAGCTGTTCTTGTTTGATTTTCTTTGTTTTCATTTTATTAGATTTGATGTAAAGGTACTAAATTATGCTGATATAGAACAATTATTCTTCTTTAAGCATTTTTAAAGCATCTAAAATAAATACCATATCCTTCAAAGAATAGATACCTTTTTGAACTGCTACGTCAATAGCCTGTTCAATTGTTTGGATGGCTTGTTCTTTATCCATTAATGATTGCATTGATTGCAGATGTTTGCTCAGATGTCAAAGCATTTACAAACCATTCTTTACTCATCATAACAATAAGATGTTCAACGTTTCTTGAAATGGTATCTAAATCATCTTGTGTTTTGTCCGTCTTTGCGTTCAATTCGTTAACCAAATTCACGCTATCAAATGCAGCGTTTACGCTTTGTAGTATTTCGTTTTCCATTATGCTAAAAGTATTTTTTGAACTGTTCCGTTAATTACTACTTCCCAATATTTTGATGAAGTATTTACTTGAGATGCTACCGTTCCTACGGGATAAATAGAACTTCCGATTGCTATTTGCCCAGCTCCTACAACAATGCCACACCCGATAGCTATAGCTCCAGAATCAGCAATTGAACTTGAACCTATAACAATAGTTCCTACGCCACTCGTAGCCGAACTTGCACCTATCGCAACACAATCATTTTCGTTGCCATCTAACACGTCACCACCTATACAAACATTTCGAATACCACTTACATTTGTTACACCCGCTGATTGCCCAATCATAATATTGCCACCACCCGTTGTGCAAAATCTATTTGCATTTGTACCAATAGCTACATTTGAACTTGCAGTTGTGAGATTATAATTTGCTCCAACACCAATAGCTACATTTGAACTTCCAGTTGTTGCTGATGTTAAAGCATCCGTGCCAATAGCCACATTATTTGGACCCGTTGTATTAGCATCCAATGCATTATATCCAACTACTGTATTATTGCTACCGCTTGTATTACTCTTTAAAGCACCATCACCAAATGAAGTGTTAGATGCAATGTTTCCTTTTCCGTTATTCCAAAGAGTTAAATCCGTTGCGTTGGTTTCAACCCATGCTGGTAATCCACCACCTGCAGTATCAATGATATCCTGCATAGTGTAAATGTTTTTCTGAGCATTTACTAATGCTGATCCGCGTTCTTTAGTTACAACACTATTTTCTATAGTGTGAAATTTTTGATTAAGTGGTATAATTGCCATAGTTTATAAAGATATGTACCAAGTTGCGTTGGCGTGATTATATTGCAAACACACTGGCGTGTTTGCTGTTAATGTTGACGGAGCGCCTACAATTGTAGCGCCTGATGATATCCATGTTGTTGCTGCACGAGTTTCAGTTGCCATTACAACATACTTAGCACCATTTAAGTTTGAGTTAGATGCCGGAAGAGTAATTGCAAATGATGCACCTGCTGTTCCCGTGAAGTATGTGTTGGTCACTAAAATAGTACGAGACGTCAATAAGTTTGTAGCAACAACTTCAGGCGTAGCATTCAATGCCAATAAAGCTTGTACGTTAAAATTCTTTTGAGAACCATTTTCATCTGTACCGAATACGGTACAATTAACATTTGGCGCTACTACGTTATAATTATTTACTTTCATCTTCCTTGTCCTCGGTTAAGTTTCTTATAGTTCTTTGAAGACTTCAATTTAGATGTCTTGCATTTTGAATGAATTCCAGGGCGACTTACCTTCACCTTGATCAATGACGTAGATTCTCCCTTCTTTTTCATATCACAAATTTAATAAAAAAATTAGAGACTCTTCAACATAGCAATCATTCGAGGGCAAGGATAGATATCAGACTTGTCTTTTCTAAATGAGTTATGGCTATATACACCATTCTCTCCTTTTAATCCTCTAACTGAAATATCCCACATGTCTTCATCACGATACGTCAGATCAATATTATATATATTAGCCCAATACAACATCAATTGACGTAGAGATTCGATCTGTGCGTCTGTGTATGCATGGTAATACTTACGTCCTTTGTATGGCTTCTCTAGTTCACATACCTGATCGATAGGAACCTCTCTACTCACATAGTTATAGAACTTATCACCCTTCTTAGTTAATGGACCCCAATTGCATATCTCAACAGCTACACACATCGGATCGATTGACTTATAAGGAACACCCTTAGCTCTGAATATATCTTGCTTAAGTCCTAAGTGATATCCCCAATACTTTGAACTAAATGCTTGACAGATCTCTCCGTCGTATGTATCTTTTGATTGTCCCTTTCCGGAGATAACTACACATGTTGCAATGCGACCTCTATCGTCATTGTCCCACATCTTAATTGTACCTACACCTGAGCTATTTCCTGCTGTGTGGTGTAATACGATCATACTCTTCTTTGTCTCAGTCTTAATGTACTGAGATTCCTTCATAGGAACCTGTTTGATATTAGATGGTAACTTCATATTATCTCCATTTATCGCTCTCGCTTTTAAGACCTGTGATAAAGTCTCTAAACGATTTTAAAATATCTTTTCCGGTAACATCTTTATAACTCTCGTTCATACTCTTAACTTCGATGAAAACAAAGAACAATGCAACAGCTTTAGTTAACAATAACTCGATTGATATGAAGTGAGATATGATGTCACCTGCGATGTACTTCTCTACCAAGTAAAAGAAAAATATTGCGGCTGCATATATAAGGCATTTGATACCTGTTGCCAACATCTTCTGGCTAGTAATTATATCTCCAATCTTAGCAGTTGATCCAGCCTTACGTCTGCTTTTAATAGATCTCCAGATTCCGAAACCTAGATCAAAACCGATAGAAATTAATGCAACTGTGACTAATGGTCCGACTGGCGCAAATAGCGTAATAAAGCTTGACAAAATGATAATAGTGTTTGTTTTCATCTAAAAAATTTATATGCCCGATATAAGATATAAAGTACTACAAATATAATCAAAAAAGCCAACAGGTTGTTTAGCAGTTTCTTCCACCATGGGTATTTCTCGTAATATTTAATAGGTATCTTTCTCTCCACTATTTTAGTGATGTAAACAGGATCACATTTGCCTTGTATGTATACCTTCTTCTCTTTTGGCACATACCACGTTTTAACAGTAACTCTGTCCTTAGTTAGAGTAATTGTATCAACAAGCTCTCTCAATGTTACTACAGTGTCTGTATGCACCTCAGGGATGTATAGGTTGATAGTATCATGGATGATCAATGTATCCTGAGTAAGTAGGTATGGGTACTTCTCAACTAGACGAGTGAAACGTTTTATTGGGCTACAACTAGCTAATAGTATCGAAATTATTATAATCGTTGTTCTCATTTTCTTTTATAGGTGATTTATTATACCAATGCCATCCGTCTACAGGATAGTTGTAATTATCTTTATTCTCTCTCAATAATTCGAAGTCTGGGCCGTACACAAAATTAGGCGCAAATACCCATGAACCATCTTCAAATTGTTTATAAAATCCTGATGTATCTTCCATATTATCCTGTTATTGTCCAACCTTTAGACGTTACAATTAATCTGTCGGCTGCAGTTAATCCTGCTGCACCTACTGCAGTTGAAATATTTATTGTTTTAGATACTACAGTTCCCTGTGCAGCCATATCGTTAAACAATTGAACTATATTAGCTGTAGACATATTTGTATTAGATACGTTAATTTGCGGAGATGTTCCAGTCCATTGACCTGCTGAAGTATTTAGTAATCTTACAGATTGAACATCTGTTCTTGCTGAAGAATTATTTCCGCTTAAAGCTAATACACTTAAAGGGCATACAAAAGATATAGACAATAATCTGGCAAAATTATTTGAACTAGCATTTACTAAAGGAGTTGCCGTTAACGATCCTACTTTATTAAAATTAATTATATTAGTTAAATTAGGACAAGTATTAAATGTTGCTAATAGAGTATTAACTAAAGATAATTGATTAGTTGGAAAAGTTATAGATTTTAAACTCCAACAATTCTGAAAAGCACTTGAAAAATCTGTTACCGAAGAAGATACTATTGCTGGTAAAACAATAGTTTCTATTGTCCTACATGCATTAAATATTCCAGCAAAACTAGTACAAGCTGTCATACTTGTAGGAAGAGTAACAGATTTTAAATTATTACAAAAAGAAAATGCATTTTGAGTAGTAGTCACACTATTCATTGTAGCAGGCAAAGAAATAGTCTCTAAAGAATAGCAAGAAGAAAATCCTTGTAATAAAGTAGTACAAGCATTCATGCTTGTAGGTAATGTAATTGTTTTTAATAAAGGACAAAAATTGAAGCAACCACTTAAAGTAGTTACAGAATTTTGTACTCCAGGATTCCAATCAAGTATTTTTAAAGACGCACAGCTACTAAATGTATTAGAAAGATTTGTAAATAAATACGAAGAATTTATAGTAATCTTTTCAATAGATCTGCAACTACTAAAAGTTGATGAAAAATCTACTCCTGCTGGAGAAAGATTATTTGGTAATGTTACATCAGTTAAATTACTGCAGGCACCAAATGTATTAAACATACTAGTACAAACAGGCATATCAGATTGAAAAGTAACTTTTTTCAAATTTGTGCATGAAGAAAACGCACTACTCATAGTAGTTGCACTAAAGTTTAAGGGAAAAAGAATAGATTTTAAATTAGTACAATTACTAAAAGTAGTACTAACTGTATATCTTGCATTACTTGAACATGATGCTGGAAAATATACAGTTTGTAAATTAGAACAACTTGAAAATGTACTAGTAAGATTTACTGTAGTAGGGCTTCCAAATGTTGGTAAGCTTACAAATTTAACCCATTCTAATGACAAACAATTTGTAAATGTAGTTTGAAATGTTGTGCAATTATTTAAAGACGGAAGTGTCACATTTTTTAGTGCATAGCAAAAATAAAAAGTATTTTGAAAAGTTGTACAACTGTTGAGTGTAGTCGGAAGAGAAACAGAAATTAAATTAAAACAATTCTGAAATGTTGAATTACAAGAACTTATATTTACTGAATTAGTAGGAATAGCTACAGATCTTAAAAGAAAACAATCTTGAAAAGCGCTTGCAATATTTGTTAAGTTCGGTGCTGATGTAGGCATTACTACAGCAGATAAACTAAAACAACCTTGAAATGCCCCTGACATATCCGTAAAAGTTACTGTTATAGGTAATTTAACATATTCTAAGTAATTATAACTTCCTAAACCATTAAATCCACTATAATAATAAGCCATACTAACTGTTTGAGTACTATTACCATAATACATTTCTAAAACATAACATGTAGTATATATATTTTGACTATTTGCAGAAATTTGTACAGGAAGTATTCTACAAGCATTAAGAACAGAAACTCCTGTACCTGTAAAATATACTCTAATTTTAAAAGTGGTATATCCTCTAGAACAAGGTGTACCTGTTCCTGGTGTATATACTTTAGTTGTATTTGTTTGTGCTCCGTTTGTAACAGTTGTAGTAGTTCCGTCACCCCAATCAATTATTATATCTTGAGATCCAGAAGTTCTAGAAAATTGGGTTCTTATTGTACAAGAAGCGTCTCCTAAATCAGACATTAAAAACTGAACTTCACCAGGGGCATCAGTAATTACTGGCCAATCTGTAGGCCGAACCCAAGGCGTAGGGTTTACGGTTTTTGTAAAAAAGTTTTGTATAGGTAAATTAACCGCCATGATTAAATTGTTGGTATAATAGTTATCTCTCCTCTAATATCTGTTGAAGGAGGAAATAAAGAATAAAATGTACAACTTCCTGCAGCTACATCTACTTGTGGCAATAACCCACAAACAGATACTTCCGAGTAGCTACCATTTTCTGGAGTAAAGTCTACTCTAGTATTTGTTGTAATATTTACATTAGAGAATGTGTAGGTATAATAACTGCCTACTAATACCCAACTTGCTGATACCAATGTTTGTAAAGTAAGTTTAATAATAGAAGCCCCTCCACCTCCACCATATTGAGGAATATTTAATGTAGATCCTACTAATGTTGCTGCACCACTTGTGCCTGTAGTAGTTAACGTGATTGAAGGTTGTATTCCAGCTGAAGACAATGACTCATTTTTCCATAGTGATGTAGCTGAGTCGTACTGAAGTATGTCATTGTTTGCAACAGATGTGATTGCAACATCATGTAGTTCATTTAATTGATCTACACCTTCACTTACGCTGACAAATATTTTACCGTTATTAGCATGTGCGTAAATAACATATCCAATTTGAACAGGGTGAGTATTTGGCTCAATGTTTGTCAATTGGCCTGCTGTTGTTTCAGATAGCCATAATACATCGCCATCTAACCAAGTTTCACCTTGAATAGAACCTGTTGTATTTATTTTTCTTACCTCTCCAAAAGTAGTAATAAAACCTTCTTGATTATTATTTATTGTCTCAGTAACAAGTCCTAAAATACCTGTATGATTTGCTTTATTATTTGCTTGCGCTAATTTAACAGCTAATCGTTGCCCTTGAGCTCCACCTTCTGCTTGTGTCCTAACTCTTACACATTGATAATTCGCTTCTAATAAATTAACTCCGGCTTTATTTACGACTCTTATTACTTCTTCTTGCCCTACTTGTAGTGTTACATTTCCACCCTTTAATCCAAGATCAACAGTACCATCTTGATCGTTCCATCGCATAACAGCAACACCTGCTGTTCCTGTTGGCGTTTGGTCTAGTTCTAATTGACCTGCCTTTAATTCATACTCTCCTAAGTCAACATCTCCTGTTGCTCCTGTATATGGAACATAAGGACCACCTCCACCACCTGTGGTTTTGGGCTTACCGTCTGCTCCTATGATCTCTAGATGATCATACCCGAACATATTACCATTCGCGTCAATTACCTGCATCTCACAACATTTATATTAGGCATATCTTCACCCTCAGCTATAAATGTTGTACCTGAAACACTAGATGTGACGGTTATATAATCACCTTCGTTTAAAAAATATGGAAATGAGTCAGTGATAGTATCACCTGCGCTCAATGTAACAGAATATACTTGAGTTGTTGTCGTTGTAGATGCGGTATATTTAGATACCGTCAAAACATATGCAGCCGGATTATTAAATCGCATATAACGAAGTTCAGACACATTATTATCAGGGGCCATATGTATAATCGTCCCTGATGTAGATAATGTTCCTTGATTCGTAAATTGGCCGATCATTACTCAGTAATATTAATTTTAGGATTATAAGGTATTAATTCAATATCTTTTACCCACATAGTATCAGGGTTTGTATTATTTTGAATCTCTTCAACTGATACAACCCAATTATCATCAGCATCTTGAATAGGATTAAAATAACTATCCGATGTATATAATTGACCTATTAATTGATCTTTCTGATCAATAGTAAGTAAACCTACAAATAGGTTTAAGTCCTCTGTATTTATATCTACTAACTTCATACTTGTCTTCCTAATGTAGTTTGAAATGCTTGAACTACTGTATATAGATTAGCCATTTCTGTGCCATTTAAAGTATCACCAATATGTGCAAATGCGCCTTCTTTCAAAGAGTACTCACCACCAAAACCTTTATTATTTAATGCCCCAATATAAATACTAAGATTAGGAGTATTTCTGCTAAAACTTAATAAGGATCCACCTAAATTAATTCCATTTCTATATATTTTAGAACTAGTTGCATCAAGTGCCCCGCTAAATAATCCTAATCCACTAGAATCTACTATTCTTACTGAGTTATTTGTAGCGGAACCTGTTCTAGAATAAAAGAAGTCATTATTGTTTGTTGGATTAGATTTAACTCTTAAATTAAGCGCATTGTTTGCTGTTGTATTATCAGATCTAACACCAACTACAATACCGTTAGCATCCCCAGTGCCAATTTCTGCTGTACTTGTCCTTGAGTAATAACTTAATGACGCATAATTTAATACCGCTGAAGGAATTAAAAAAGTATCTGCATATGCATTAACCCCATTAGGAGTAGCACCCGTACTTGAGTGAGTCCAACCTCCGCTAAATACTAATCTATATGCGGCATCTAAATCACGAGGATCTTTTAAATTCCATTTATGTGTTGAAGAAGTTCCTCCAACAAATGGATATATTGCATTCATTTTTGTCCATAATCCATTAGCTTTTAAATTAACCACAAGGCTGTTTATTGCAGTTTGCTGAGTAGGATCGGTTATCCCAGCTGCAGTTATAAATGCTTGAGCATCTGGATCAACTGAAGAAGATGATCGAGAATTTAAACCTAAAGAATTAGCGATTGATATGCCTATCATCTTACCAAAGGGCTACAATGTTCGTCGCTGTTGTGCTCGTAGCGAATACTCTCTTTACTTGTACCGGAAGGAATGTACCAGCAGCCACATTGGAAAACGTTACGTCGTCCTCGCCAGCCGTTAGAACTCTTATGTTTCCTGCTCCACCTACATATAGAACGCACTCCCACTTAATATCACCTCCACCAACGTAAGGAATATCAACAGTATTACTTGGAGTAACCGCTGCCGCTCTAGCGACTTGTAATTTTTGATTTGCCATCTTTTATTTTTTTGTTGTCTTACCGTTCGCACCATTGCGCGCACGATTAATACTTGGTTTTTCTTTTACAAATTTACCACTTTTTGTGGAACTCATATCAGGGCCTCCCTTGCCATCAATGTCAAGAGCACGACGAGCCTTTGTATGTGCCGCTCTATATGACTTTCTTTCTTCTGTAGAGTTCAACTCACGCTGATATTCTCTCCTCTTCTCCGCTGCCTTCGGATTGCTCGCGTAGTACTTCGACGTCTTGCTTTGTCCCATAAAATATTCTATTTACTAATAACCCAGGATCGTTCCACGCTTCTTGTCGTTCACCACAACCGCAGTCCTCTCCAACTAATTTATCTAGTCGGGTAGCTTTAGTAATAGCAGCAACCGTGTCACCGATCCCTTTATGTCTTTTTATAATGATCACCCTTTTTTCCATTTAGTGCTAGGAGATGCAGTCTTACTTGGTGACCACTTTGCTTTGTCTGCCCAATAAGCAGCGCTCATCTTACCCTTGGCAATGTTCTTAGCGTGACGACTCTTAAATGCCTCACGTTGACCAACCGTCTGATTGGTCTTAACGCCCTGTTGACCAAAACGAATAAGCTTCACCTCATCACCGGACTTGGCTACCACAACGTGGCTCTTCGTCGGATGACTTGGCGTTCTCTTAGGTTGATTGTACCCACTAACGCCTGCTCGTTCTAGTCTTGGGTCTTTCATTGCTTCTTTTTTACTGGTTTAGCTGTTTTAGCGGCCTTCTTAAAGTTACTAGCCGTCGGTGCTCCCTTCTCTCCTTTTTTTCTCATGGTCTCGCCTGATCCAGCTTTAATTCGCTCTCTCTTTGCGTGAATGTTGCTATATAGTCCCATTATGAATATATTTGTACAAATATAATAAAATGAAACCAAAAGTAAAAATTCATAAGCGTAGAAGACGCAGAAAAAAGGTATATACCGGTAGAGAGACTAGATGGGACTTCATGCAACATTGGACAGTTATAAGAAAATGGGCCGTCCTTAACTATGAACTTAAGAGCACGGCAGATCTAGAGATCTTAATGCACCTATACTCACGACAACTGTTTACCCTACCCGAATGCTATGAATGGGCAAAGTTTATGTCTTGGGATCGACACCGATTTAATAGATTGCTTGCTGAAGGTTGGATACATGTATGGAGGACTAGAAGTCTAGGTGAGTCAGCCATGTATGAACTGACACATAAGGCTAAGAAGATGATCACCTCAGTGTATAAGAAAATGACAGGCCTAGAGCCAATTCCTGAATCATCTAGACGAAATAAGGCGTTCAGAAAGAACGCCCCATTCGCACAAAAAACATTAGCTAATGCTATCCGTTCATTTAATCAAGAACACAAACAACATCTTTCTCTTGTATTAGATAAAGACGAGTTTCCCCAATAAAGACATCATGGCCTGCCACCTTATCAAATAGGATGGTATCCCCTGCCTTAATGTCTAAGACATTAGTGCCAGGCTCAACGATGCGTGCCTTGTGGTATCTTAAATCGTCAGAGTCCTCCCCCGATAGGAGAAGACCTGACTTTGTTTCCTTTTGCTCGATGATCTTGTCGATCAGGATGAACTTATTTATTACCTTCATAGTCTCTTACGTTTGTGATGATTGAACTTGTGCTCATGATCGTCGTAGCGACTGACACGGCATTTAATAAGGCGTTCTTAGTGACTTTCGCTGGATCAATGATACCAAGCTTCATCATGTCGCCGTACTGCTCTCCTTTGACGTCGTAGCCCTCATTCTCGAAAGGTAACATACTAGAGATAATGTCCTCATCATCTTTACCTGCGTTTGTGATGATCTGAGCCATAGGAGCAGCTAGTGCATGCTTCATAATAAGGCAAGCTGTTGAGTTACCCGGTAAAGTTCTAGCACAATACATTAATGCCGATCCACCACCCGGAAGGATACCCTCCTCTTTTGCAGCTCTTACCGCACACACAGCATCGTCAATACGATCCTTCTTCTCCTTCTGCTCAATGTCGCTCAATGCTCCAACATAGATCACAGCAACACCGCCCGATAGATTGGCAACTCGCTCGTTCACAAAGTCAACCTCGTTCTTGTCAGTTATTCCGTTCGTTGATTCCTTTAATGATGCAATATGAGATTCAACGGCGTCAGCCGTTTCGATTGTTGGGATAAAAATCGTATTATCCTTACCAACAACTACGCGTGCAGCTGTTCCCAACGTATCTAATGTGATCAACGATAAGTCATCACCAGTGTTCTCACTGAAATATGTTCCACCCAATGCAATAGCCAAGTCGTCCAATAGGTCTTTCTGACGGTAACCAAATGATGGAGGTAATATGTTACATGCCTTAATTTTACCCTGAGCAACGTTCATGTTTAACGTAGCCAAAGCATTTGCACCTAACTCACCAATAATCAATAAAGACTTTCCTTGAGATACAATCGGAGCCAATATCTTCTCCAAGTTCATTAAGTTACTTATCTCATGGTCGCTGATCAAGATGTATGGATTCTCTAACACACACTCCTGACGTTTGTGGTCGTTGATGAAATACTTCGATGTCATACCTCGCTCGATACGCATACCCTTCAATACGTCTACATATGTAGTAGTTGTTTGACTGTTCTCAACAGTAACCATGTCAACCTGACTAAATGCATCACCAATCATCTTACCGATCTCCTTGTCATTGTTTGCAGAGATTGATGCCACGTCGTATAACTTCTTACCAGTGACTTTCTTACTCATTTTGCTAAGGTCTTTTACGACTTTAGCTGTAATGTCGTTCATCTCACGGATCACCTCAGTAACATTATCATCATCTGTAAGGTGAATGTCAGCAGCGTCGATAATAGCCTCAGCCAATACAATTGATGTAGTCGTTCCGTCACCTGCAACCGTTGCAGTGCGCTCAGCTGCCTGACGCATCATGATCACAGCCAAGTTCTCAACCGGATCTAACAGGTTGATTGACTTAGCGACCGTCACACCGTCCTTTGTTACTGTAATACCACCGATGTGGTTCTCTGATTCAATTAGTACCGTGCGTCCGCGCGCACCTAATGTACTTTTGACTGCTCCGGCAATCGTCTTGATCCCCTTTTTGAGCTTTTTTTGGCCTTCAGAAGCCTCTAATACTTGTTTTACTACCATTTTATTTGAATTTAGATACAAAAATAGTAATAAAATAGGATTTTAGGTGTAATGTTGATTAAAAAGCACATTATAATATGTAATATCACATTATATTGTCACAATACAAAGGTAAAATTCATTTAGATAATCGGAATAAAACCGATTAACTATATTTTTTGTCGCAAATATCTACTAAATATGCGACACACCTATATACTAAAAGTACCACAGGTGCTATTGATAAGAATGATTATTTAGCGAAGGGGTGTATGCAAAAAAAAGGGCTACCTTTCGATAGCCCCTCTAGAAGATTTTATTGGTTTACCTGATTATATTGGAAACCACCTCTTGTAGATTTCTCTAATTCGGATAATCTCTTAGATGTTTTATCACCAATTGCTTTCAATTTATTAGTCATGTTATTTCGGTTGTTTGCATTATCTTCAGAAGCTCTATAGTCTTTGATGATATTGCCACCGTAATTTTTATCGTTGAAATGCTTAACGCCGCCTTTACCTTTGAAGTCATAAACCTTCTCAGAGAATCTCTCAGCTTTGCGAGATTGACGAATTTCAGAAGTCATAGCAGCTTTACCCATTGACTTAGTATCTGAATCAGGTTGCTTTCTGTATTCAGCTCTAATTGATTTAGCTTCTTTTCTGTAATTTCTGATATCACCAGGAGCCATTCCTACAAAAGAATCGCCTGTTGCAGTATCTCCTGCATATGCCTTAAATTGTTTCTCTTCTCTTTTGTATCCTGTGTTATAGGTTTTTTTGCTACTTTTTTCAACTCTAGCGGCTTTTAAAGTGCCAGCTCCTTTACCAGCTCCCTTACCAGCCTTGCCATAGTCACGGCGTCCACTATTTCCAACTAAAGCTGCTTGATAACGAACTTTTACATCTTTAACGCTTTTACCAGGATTAACAAACTTTTCTGGAGCTGGAGCTTCCTTTATAGTCTTAATGCCGGTTTTTTTGGTTTTAATAGGTTCAGGCTTAAGAATATTCATTGTGCCTGTAAGCTCTGGCACCTTAGGTTTATCTTTTTTAGTAGGAGCAACAGGTTTAGCAACATCACCCATAAAACTTCCCCATTGGCCACGTTTAGTGTCTTTACTTACATTTACCCAACCATAATCAGGCGAATCTGGATTATTCTTTTTCATATATGTATTGAACTCAGATAATTCACTAGCATCTAATTTTCTCATATTTTTAGAAGAAGTATTTCCAGAATCTAAAGCTCTGTAATCAGCTGGACCTTGCAACTTACTCTTTTTATAAGACTCCATCTGCTTATTATAAGCCTTTACTTCATTGTCGTAGTTCTTATTAGCATTGTAATCAGCTCCATACTTGTCCCAATCACCTTGGTTGGATACATTAGATACCCCAGGTTTTGTACTCACAGATGGTTTCTGTGGTGGGGTTGTCTTTGTGGTCAATCGACCTGTCTTCATTCTTGCCATTCTAGCGCTATTTTTATGATTAATAAGTTTATATGTAACTCATAAGAGTCCAAGAGATCGTCCGGTCGGTAGTACTCAAAGCCTACATTCAAACCATACGGTATCCTGTTCTCTATATAGATGTTCATGGTTTCATGTGTCTCTTTCTTACCTTAGGCTCGTACTCACGACCTACCTTGCTTTTTACTATCCTTGAAATAAGAGGCATCTTAGTAGTCTGATGAGTCAAGCGGTCGATTGCAGCGTTCTTAAATGGGATGTCCTTGTAGTCTTTCATGATTATTTATTTCTTTTATAGTGAAGAGAATCCAGAAGGGGCTGGGCCGCTTGGCCCATTTTTTTTCATGTTTTCAAAATTCTTCTTAGCGTCTTTCATTGACTGCTTAGCAGCAGCGTCAGCTTTTTGCTTAGGAGTGTTGCCTCTTTTAGCATCTCTAGCATTCATTGCTGAAATCGCAAAGGACGTTCCAGGAGGAGGTGTTGTTTTGCCAGTAAGACGAGTAATGTCTCTGTTCTTAAATGGTGTTCTATCAAAATCTTCCATAACTATTTTTTTTACAAATATAATAATTTTTTAGATGGTCGGAGGTTTTGGGTAATACCCCCATTCCGCGCGAACGCTCGCAAAAGGAAAACGTTTTAGAAATCGACCGGGGGGTTGCCATTTCCAAAAGTTCGGCCGGAATTTTTGGCTTTTTGGTTTGGGTCTTCCTGTTTGACGTGGTGACCTATATACTATACAGCCGGCCGGCCTTTCGTTATGCGCGCGCGGTCGCCTAGGCAATGTATATAATCTGCCGGCCGTTGTGCGTAGTCGATACCAACCCAAGCCCGTGCGCTCGGCCGGTCGTCCGGTCATTCAGTCGGTCGGTCGTTTGTCGCGTCACGTCGGACGTGCGGAGGGGAGGGGTTGCACCTTTCTTAATTAATACCAATCAAACAAAATCAATTCATTTGTCGTATTGTTTCGCGCTGAAATCGTTCTCCAGTCTAGTATATGGGCATTTTTTACCGCTAAGCAAACGTGTCTCCTTATTTAGAATGAATATAAATTAGCATAAAATGTGAAAGTTTTTGTTGAAAATGTTTGCACAATCCAAAAGTATGCGTATCTTTACAATAAGCAAACGAGCTAATAACAATTGAAATAAGACACTATACATCGGTGACCAATGACCACTACTTAATCCTCTGCAATGTGACAAGGTGAAAGTAATAAGTAGGGCGAGGCGTTGGTAATAAATTCCAAGCTAGTGTTTTTTAATTAACAAGCAAGCCCTAAGGCGTTACGATGACGAATCAGTATACTCAGGGTGTCCGAGACGATAAAGTCTTACAGAGTGCCTTTCGAGGATAACACAAAGTAAGTCGGTTCAAGGTAGGACGGCTAAAGCTCTAAGCAAGTTCATTGAAATACGATATTATTTGAGACTAAAAGCGGTGCGGAGGTCGATACGATAGCACAAAGCTAGGACGAACCTAGGGCGCATGGTACACTACTCAGGTGGCCATGCGTCGGAACCACGGCTCAGGCCGTAGGGATTAACAGAGGGCCGGCGGTTTCACGCGGTCGGCAAAACTTAGGTGTAGTTAGAATGACTAATTAATGGAAGCGACATCCACTACACCACTAACCATTTAATAACTAGAAATTATGAAAACTTATTTTTATTGCGTAGAAGATAGCTACGGCCAAAGAACAGGAATTTACAGAAAAATTCAATTGAATGAAAGTGATATCGAATTAAATAGGTTCGGTTGGAAAACATACAATGGTCATTTCCTGTATGAAGATGAAATACAAGTATCATTAGCTTGTTTAGATTAATTAATTACTAACCATTTAAATCCAACTAACCATGGAAGCAAGAATCATCAGAATCGAGGGGCGCTATGAAATCATAGGTTTCTTTCAAGACGGCGTATTAGTAAGAACACGCAAATTATTAATCCCATTTAGAGCACGTTAATTATGAACGAAAGAATCAACATGAAGCAAGCGTTGATAAATGCAATGGTTGCTTATGAAATGAGAAAAGGTAGAACCAACATTTCAAAACAAACAATCGCCAACTTTGGCTTATTCGCTAACAAATTAACTCATCCAAAAAAATGACAACTTTACAGACATTCAAAGCGCTTATTAACGGGACGTTGGTAAGTGTAGACCAATTAAGAGGCAACAGAGGTCGCCAAGATATTCAGTACAAAATCAAAGCTACAACCTACACTAGTGGAAGTTGGGAGATTATTCTACCGGAAACACTTTTGAGCGCTGATGAATTTTGGAAACTTAACCCAATCAAAAAATCATGAAAGCAACAATCCAATTTATCAACAACTACGGAAAGCAGGTCGTAATGGAAAACCTGCTGTTTAATGACAAACGTCACTTAGACAATTTTATTAACTACATCCAACGCAAGTACAACTATACGTTTGACGAGGTTTGGTATTAAAACTTAGAAATTATGACATCAGTAGAAAGAGATTTTATCAAAAGACTAAAGTTAGTCATCGACGACGCCAATGTAATCATTGAGCATCTAGAACAGGGGAAAGGTTTAGAAAATGACACTAAGCATGGATCTACAATCTACACCCACTTAGACAACATTTCAATCGCGCTAGACTTAGGTAGCTATGAGCATTTGAAATGGAATTTATTCAAAGATTAGCTGACGAGTATTCAGTATACGAAAACAATTAAATGAGGGTATCCTCAGCCCGCTCAGGCGGGTTTGTTCCTAATCATTAAAACCTTTTAAACATGGACAAAATTTTCAACGGCGTATTGACCGCGGTAGCGGTTGGTATGGGAAGCACATTAGTGTATGCAATCAGTTTTGCAATCTACCAATTAGTAACAAGTAGTCCAACCTTATACATCTAGAAATTATGAAGCTACAAAACAAAGAAACAATACTCATTGACGATAGTCAATCAGTATTAACTGGGAATTACGAATTGGTTGGTAAGGTAGCCGGGACATCTAACAAGTACATAGTTAGGTGTCCTGATACCGATGCAATCCACATTGTCGAACTAAATTTAATTGATGTATTATGAAGCACAGGATAGAACACCTAGCTAGTAGAAATACAAAGTCTAGCAACATAAATAGGAAAGTAAAAAGTATAAAAAAACCTATAACTATGCAAGCAATCATTCAAATCAACAGTAACTACGGCTTCGACCACAATTGGACGTTGCACATGGAAACAAAGCAAGGACTTAAATCATTTTATCTAGGCCAGGACGTAAAGTTTTGCAACCGGATATTACAAATGACACCAAGTCAAGTTGTCGAGGCAATCGGCACGGCTGAAATAACAACCGAGGCCGGCAATAAGAAGCTAGCAAAATTTATCATCTCCACTTTAAAGAAGAGACATTTAATTAACTTTCAAAATTTACAACCATGGGACCTATGCGCAGAGTAACCACCTTAGCAGTCGGTATAATAATCGGCATGTCGATCGTTTCAGTCATGAAATTAAGCGACCGACCAAAACCTAGACCTTTCCGTCCAGTAAGTGTAGAGCAGTTCGAAAGGGAACAACCTCCGGTCTTACAAAAGTACGGCAAGTTAATCGTTGATTAAAGCTTTACTTTAAGTATGTTAATTATATTCCTCACAATCAGCAAGTTATGTTAGTCCATGTTGATTTGATGTTAATTTTTTTGACGTAAGTGCTTGATTATCAAGCCTTCATGTCAGAATGTCGAAAATGACCCTCAACTTTTATATAATTACACACAGGGATAGATTCTATCCCTAATGTATATATATTATATTTTTTATTTTTTTCTCATAATAAGGGGGGTAAATTAACATTTTAACACAAACCCTTATACAATAAGGATTTTAGCAAAAAAAATCAACATTAAACCAACATCAAACCAACATTAAACCACTAAAACCAACATTATGAACGCAGTAATCGAAGCCTTTTTAGTAGGCAAAAAGAAAAAACAAGGCAACGGCCAAACAGACGGCCGTTCGCTCTACCTATTCGGCAACTTAATCGCGGAGCACCGCGAAGACGGAATGTATGTATCGAATGCCGGCTGGCCAACCAGGACGACAAACAAATGGTTAAACATGCTACCTGATACTCGTGTCTACTCACATAAAAAAACACCTTACCTGAACGGCGAGAAATGGGACGGCGAGATGACAAAGGTAAACGACAACGTTCAGCCTGAGGCAAAGCATGTCGGCGAGATATTCGACATGACATGCGAGTACATTCGCTTAGACGGTTGGAGGGGATATTCAAAACCAATCTATTCGGTTCACATGGAACCGGACACAGGAGGGTGGGACGACAGTCCATATCCAAACGCTCAGGCGTTGATTAAGGAAAAATTAGCTGAGCTAAAGGCTATAGGAATTCCGGCAAAAGTTGTAACATCTGAGACGTCAAACGTTTTTTGTGTAAACCATTTCATTATTGTACCACCTAAATTTTATAACGATGCAACCACAAGACTTGAACTTCGAAACGTGGGATGAGTTATTCGACTACATCTTAGAGAGTAAAATTAACGGCCAAAAGAAGCAGTCGTTAGAATTATTTAACGCGCTCCCAAATCGGGAGCATAGACAAATGTTCATTGACCATGTCAGTGAGGCGTATCATTACGAGGCGATGCATAACGGCCAACAGAACGAGTTAGCAGACACATTAAAATTTTATTATGAAGGTAGAGATAGTTGAGAGCTGGTCATCAGCCAAGACAATCGGACTAGCGGTTAGTTATTCGATTGAGGATAAGGAGATACTTATTCATTTTTTGTTTCACGGCATATTCATAAAGCTATGAGGTTTTATGCAAAGTACACCTTGTTCGGGTATAAGTTTCGGCAAGGTGAGATGAAACGTAACAAGGACTTAATCAGGCGTTATCATCACAGGGCAGTTGTCAATGAAGACGGTAACATTATTATTCAAATCGGTAAATTTAAAATTGTATTAACATGAGAGCACAAACGAAAGAAAAGTACATGACAGTATTGAGATACATGCATGAACAAAACAAACCATTTTCCCTTTTAGAAATCAAGCAGAAAGCAGGCGCGCATAGCACGATGCTATCGTCATGCGTAAAGCTTGGATTGATAGAGCGTAAGAAAGGCAAGTACAGTTGGGTAGGCGACGTGCCAACAAAGACAACTGCCAATCGGGTGCATGCGAATCTTCGCAAGACGTATGAAAGGCCAGTCGAAAGGAAGGTAGTCCAACCGATCAAACGATCACCGCGACGTAGAGTTCGCACGGCAAGTATTTTATGGGGTCTAATTAAATTCAACTACTAATGTATCACATCTGCTACCTCCTCACAAATGGTGATTGTGATGGGATAAAATGCTCAGGCATTAACATCGAAGCGTCAAGCTATCAGGACGCAATTAAAAAATTCCAGAAGGAATGTTCTAATCAGATAGTTTATATTTGTAAGCAAGAAATAATACACCAATGTTAACTGCTTACGACATAAAGTTTGACAACGGCAAACACACGCGAGTGATGGCTCCCAACAAGAGCATTGCCGTTGTATACTTTATGTTATTCTTCGACATGGACATAGAGTCCATTGAAGAATGTAGAGTTCAAATCATTATCGAACAATTTAATCTTAACTAACATGTATATCTTAATCCCAATTGTGTCGGCGATACTAATGTATCAGTCGGCAAAAATCAGCAATTACATCATTCGATCAATCGCAGGTTACACATCATTCGCCGGAATGATTATCGGCATCATGCTCGCGTTTGCTCAGATTGTATCAGCCCAATGGGTTCCAATCAAGGGCTTCCAGGAAGATAGCCCAGGCAACTTCAGTTACTATTCAATGGACAAACAGAACGCCATTGACATGTGCAAGGAAGCTTTGCGGATCAACAATGTCAACCTATCTACAATTGGCGTAGATAAGAAACACGACCCGATGATCAACAACCACTTAATGAAACCTGATCAACCTGAGATGGTGTACATGGTTTATGTTGCAAAGTCAACTAGTGGGTATGTCGTTCGCTTAGTATTCAGAGAGAATCAATACTTTGAGATTGAAGAGGACTTTATGACAATTGTGTATGAAGGCGTGGAATGATTTAATATCTGACAAGTATGTCACCATGTACACGACTGAGAGGTCAATGTATTACATCGACAAGGGCATTCGTATCGAGCGCTTCAACGATGGCGGTGACATAATTGTTCAGAACACCATGACAAACTCAGAGAAGTTTGTTAAGGTTACACCTCAGCAGTATGAGGTGTTCGAGAACTTGGGTTGGTACCCTGGTATACTGAGAGTCAACATCGACATCATCGACAGTAAGTTAATAAAGGTCAACTACTTAATGAAGCTGGCGCTCAACAATGAACAGCCAACTGAAAAAATATATGCTGACCGTGAAAAATTATTGTTGAAATATTTTGAATATAAGAAACGTTTTAATAAATTTGTAGACTTATGAAGAAATGGCAAATGGTTAATACTATAAAAGCATTAAATGAGCTCGTTGGAGAACAATATCGTATTATGAAATCTGAAGAGAAAATTTTAAAAGCTTGGTTTAAAAGAATAAAAGAATTAGAAGAACAACTTAAACAAAAAGACTCAAACAAATAAATTATGCACTGGAGAAATCTAATGAAAGACAACAAATACCTTGGGGCATGGGACCTAGAGGTAGCCGGTAAGTACGAGCCGAAGGTCGTAACGATTGAGCGCATCTATCAGGACACTATGGTCGGAGAGATGGGTAAGGAGGACAAGGTGTTCGCCAAGCTTAAGGAGTTTCCCAAGGCTATGGTATGCAACCGAACAAACTTCAAACGTTTAGAAACATTCTTCGGGTCATTCAACCCAGACGATTACGTCGGTAAGCAAATCGTTTTGACGACTGAGAAGGTTAAGAGTCCACAAGGTTTGGTTGACGCGTTGCGATTCAGCACACGACCAATCCCTCAGAAGACCAAGGCTAAGCTGACTAAGTTAGATGCCGCGGTTGACTCTATTAAGAATGGTCGATCAACATATGAGAAGATTGCTGAGGCGTATGATTTGACTGAGGATCAGGTTAAAGCTTTGAAGGATGCTTCGAATTAGGTCATCTAAATGTAGCGCTCTCTTTTCAGGACCGATTGGAGGGCTTACGCCTAAGCAGAAGGAAACACTAGCTGAATACCTATCAAAGATACAGTTAACAGTTAAGCAAGCAGAGGAGAGAGATAGACTACAGCAAAAGGAGAAGGATGTCAATGAGCTACCTGAGGGTGCTAAGACATTAATCCAGGAGATAATCGATGAGAAGCTGTATGAGTATCATGTGGAGTTAGATAAGCGTGAGCTTGAGAAGGGCTGGTCTGTTGAGGAAGCATCGATTGATCGATACAACCGATTGTTCTTTACTGACTACAAGAAGTTAGAGGATGGTGACATGTATGCATCGCTTGAGTACGGCATATCAAAGGGTCATCCTGACGTTGCTGACGAGCGTGACTTGTTGGTATTAGACGTGAAAAGTTCTTGGAATAAGAAGACATTCCCGAAGACTATCGAGAAAGCTACCAAGAAAGTTAAGGAGTCAGGGTATGATTGGCAGGTTAAACACTACCTATACATGCTACGCAAGATGACCGGCAAGGACTGGCGAAATGGCGTGGTAGCATTTGTATTATGTTCAACACCTGAGGAGTTAGTACCTGAGTGGGAGGGTGATCAGTTACACTATGTGGACCACCTACCTGACAACATGTTGGTGACTAGAGTTGAATTTACGTTGACTGATGAGGAGATTGAATTCATGGAGGCTAGGCTTGAGTCAGCTGAGAAGTATGCAAACGAGTATATTAAGTATCTGAAAAACAAGAACTTATGAAAGTAAGAATCAAATCAGCTAAGACGTATGTAGGTCTTGATCACTTGGTGGGTAAGACATTCGATGCTGTCAAGGTTAATTCCGACTACAGTGGGTATTATGTAGACGTTGAGATAATCAAGGGTAAGACTTCATCACTATACTTCCTACCATGGGAAGTTGAGGAGGTTGACGAAGTAATTGAAAAGATACATGACTATCAATCAGCAATTTCTCTTGCGTCTATATCAGTATTTTTAATAGCAGTTATCTTAATGATAATTTTAAAATTTGTAATCTAATAATTAATCTATATGTTTAAATTCAAAGGGATCGTCCACAAAGTAGGGGCGACAAATCAAGTGTCTGACAAGTTCAGAAAGCGTGACGTAGTGTTAACTGATGGAGCAACTGAGTATCCTCAGTACATACCATTTACATTTGTTCAGGACAAGTGTTCACTAGCTGACGACTTGATTGAGGGGCAAGAGGTTGAGTTTTCATTCAGTCTTAAGGGACGTGAGTGGACAAGCCCACAAGGTGAGGTTAAGTTCTTCGCAACAATCGAGGCATTTAATGTAGCTGGAGGTTCTGCACCAGCATCGATGCCACAAGTTGCATCTGCTGAGGACGAGGATCTACCCTTCTAATAATAAGGGGGAGCGATCCCCCTATTATTCTTATCTTTGTTAAAAAGTTATAACTATGGCACCAAACAAATTTATCGGGATGTTATTCCAATCGCGCGACATGATGCATATTGCGCACTTACAAACTACATCATTCGCTGAGCACAAGGCATTGGGTGCTTACTACGATGGAATTCTTGACTTGACTGACTCATTTACTGAGAAGTATTTCGGTCGCAACAAACGAGTTGAGTTTACAATTCCTGAGTCTAAGAACATGGACGCTGTTGCTCACATGAAAGAGATGCAGAAACTTATTGAGGGTGAGCGTGCTAACTACAGCTCTGACCTCCAAAACATTATGGATGAGATGCTCGGTCTAGTACACGAGACATTATATCTTTTGACTTTAGTTTAGGTTTCAGTTAGGATTCTGAGGTTAGCCCTCCATGTGGGGAAAAATTCTAGGTAGGTGTGCATGGACGGCCTATCTTTTTTAAATCAAATCAAATGAAATATTGGACATCTACATCAACTGTGGACAAGTCGCTTGGCGACTCTATTGTCGAATCAGTAATCAAGAAATATAGTGAACGTTCCCAGCGAGGAATCGATAAGTACGGCACAACAATGGACCGGGAAGATCTATCTACATTAGATTGGCTACGCCATGCCCAGGAGGAGGCGATGGACTTGAGCCTGTATCTAGAGAAGTTGATTGTGAAAGAGGAAACTAAACAACAAGAACAATGAAAGAAAAAACACTAGCAATACTAACATTAATTTTAGTGTTAGGAATGCTCACATTAGTAGGCACATACCTTGTGTCATTTATTTGGAAGGGCGTATTTTAGTAATTTATTTAATCAAATCAAATGGAGGAGAAAATCAAACAATTAATCGAACGTGATGCATTGGCATCCAAGTCGCAGAAACAAAAGCATGTACACCAGCGCCATTATCTTTTCTATTTATTGAGAGATCGAGTCGGCATGACGCTTGAGTCGATCGGTGAGTTATTCAACCGGGACCACGCGACAGTCATCCATGGGATCAATACCTACAAGACTAGGGAAGAGATGAAAGACCCATACATGAACCGAGACATTGCTCAATATAAAGAACTTTTAGAAGATGATAACTTACTTCAAATCAATTAATGATACCAACACACCATATCATGTAGACGTAAGTGAAGCAATCAAGAGAATAAGAAACGGAAAGTCAAAAGAATTAGTAGAGGCTGTCCGTCAAGAGGTTGACAAGGAAAGCCGAAACGAACGGAAGAAAAAACTTCCAGCCATTTGCTTCTCCGGTACATTCTCACGACGAGCTGACAACGCGATACTTGAGCATAGTGGGTTGATATGTATCGACTTCGATGGGTTCAGGGATGAACAACATCTAGAGACAATGCGCCAACAGCTCATTGAAGATGACTACAGCTATTGTGTATTCATTTCACCATCAGGTGACGGCCTTAAGGTCCTAGTAAGGATACCAAAGGACTCGATGAACCACAAGAAGTATTTCAACTCACTACAAAAGCATTACAACTGTGAGGAGTTTGACGTTACGAGTAAGAACATTAGTCGTGTATGCTATGAGTCATACGATCCTGAGATATTCGTTAACGAGCTATCATTCGTTTGGTCTGAGATAGAGGCCGAGGATGAGTACAAGCCTCAGGTACGACCGATGATCAAGGTTGACGATACAAATGAGATAACAAGACGTCTGACAATATGGTGGAACAAAAGCTATGGCTTAGTCCCCGGTCAACGCAACAACAATCTATTTGTATTGGCTGCTGCTCTTAACGAGTTTGGTATTGATCAGACGACAGCTCAGCAGGTATTGATGAACATCGATGCTTCAGGCGAGATGCATAAAGAGATACCAACCATTGTCATGAGTGCGTATAGAGATATCAGCAAGCATGCGACGAAGTTCTATGAGGACGTTGACAAGACCAATAACATCAAACGCGACCTGAAGATGGGCATACCGAAAGAAGAGGTAGCTCAGATACATGGTGTTGAGGAGGTGTATGAGGATGAGGAAGACGACTTGTTTTGGACCAAGTCTAGTAAAGGCAAGGTTGAGCTGGTTCCATTCTTATTTAGACAGTATCTAGAGAAGCATGGGTTCTACAAGTACTATCCTCCGGGATCATCATCGTTTGTATTCGTTCGTGTGGTTGACAATACCATCAACGATGTAAACGAGGATATGATTAAGGACTTTGTGCTTGACTACCTACTAACGATTGATGACATGTCGGTATATAACTTCTTTGCATTGAACACTAAGTTCTTCCAGGAGACATTCTTAAACTATGTCCCTAAGATAGATGCGAAGTTTAAAGAGGACGGTGTTGACGAGGCATACCTATACTACAAAAATTGTGCGGTCAAGGTAACGAGAGACGATATCATTAAGATAAACTACAAAGACCTTGGCGGTCATGTGTGGGAGAAACAAAAGATTGACCGTGACTTCCATAAGTCAGAGAATGCTGATTGTGAGTTTAAGAAGTTTGTGACAAATATTTCGGGCGATGGCTCCGAGCACTTACGCTCGATGGAATCAACGCTTGGTTACTTGATGCATTCACATAAACCACCTAGCTATTGTCCGGCAGTTATTTTAAATGATGAGGTGATCAGCGACAACCCTGAGGGTGGTACAGGTAAGGGTATCTTTGTTAAGTCTATCAGCCACATGAAGAAGATGGTGATAATAGATGGTAAAGGATTCAGCTTCCAAAAGTCTTTCCCATACCAAAGGGTACAGGTAGATACACAGACACTAGTGTTTGATGACGTATCACGGCACTTTGACTTCGAGAGGTTGTTCTCTGTCATTACTGAGGGGATAACGCTTGAGAAGAAGAATAAGGACGAGATACATATACCGTTCGAGCGATCGCCAAAGATCGTCATCACTACAAACTATGCAATCAAGGGTGCAGGTAATTCATTCGAGAGACGTAAATGGGATTTAGAGTTCAAGCAGTTCTACTCAAAGTCATATACACCTGAGAGTGAGTTCGGTCACATGTTGTTTAGTGGTTGGGATAAGGATGAGTGGAATAGGTTTGACAACTACATGATTAAGAACATACAGCTTTACTTAAACAAGGGCTTAGTTCGTAGTGAGTTCAAGAACCTTAAGACACGCAAGTTTATCGCTGAGACCTCAGCAGACTTCTGGGAATGGTGCACTGATCGTGACAACATTGATACCAAGGCGAAAGCTAAGACACTTGGTCAGACATTATTTAATACATTTACTGAGCAGTACTCTGACTATGGTCAATACGGAAGGTATAAGTTATCCCATAATAAGTTTTACAAATGGTTAGATGCTTATGGTGAGTATGCATTCAATTGCAAGCCAAGGGTATATAGAGTATCTAATGGCAAGGAGGTTGAATTTATAGTTAAAGAACCAAAACAATCTGAATTAAATTTTTAGTTATGTTAGAAGAAATAATCGAATACTATCCAGATGAAACTTTTTTAAAGGCAGATGGATTTGATGAGGCAGTTATTGGTGTAGAGATACCATCGATGAGATTAATCTATTCAGTTAAAAAAGTTATTGAGACATTGATAACTGAAGACGAGATGTCCCTAGAGGATGCTATGGAGCACTATGAGTTTAACATCAGAGGATCATATATAGGAGAGCTTACTCCAATATGGTGTGATGATATGTATCTTTGGTAATATGGAATTCACTGTAGTAGTAATTAAAAAGCGCCTTGATCTGACAAAGGAGTTGATCAGGTTCTCAAAGGCAGGTAGTCGCCAGTATAAGGAATATACGGCAATGATCAATGACTACCAGGACACGTTGGATTTTTTCAACGGAGTAACTGACATCATGGACTACGTCCCTGAGTATTCAGTCAGACAGTTAAGGCGTCAACTACTATGGTTGAAACCTGAGACTAATCAAGATACAATCAATGAAATCAATTCTAATCTAGAGAAATTAAATGCTAAGAGACTATCAAGTAGAGATAGCGACTAGGGCAAACAATATTCTTCGTAGCAAAGGCATCGTATACTTAGCAATGGAAGTAAGGACCGGTAAGACACTGACCTCACTTGAAGTTGCTAAGTTGTATGGTGCACAGAACGTATTGTTCTTGACGAAGAAGAAAGCCATTAGAAGCATCGAAAAGGACTATTCAGATTTTGGATATTCCTTTGAGCTGACTGTCGTAAATGACGAGTCTATGCACAAAATCGACGGACAATACGACCTGATCATCCATGACGAGCACCATAGGTTCGGGGCATTCCCTAAGCCTGGGCTAGCTACCAAGTTATATAAGAAGATGTTCAGTAATAAACCGATGATATTCTTGTCAGGTACGCCAACCCCTGAGTCATTCAGTCAGATGTACCATCAGTTCTGGGTGAGCGATCGATCTCCATTCAAAGGCTATGCTAACTTCTACCGATGGGCCGATGACTATGTCAAGAAGTTCCAACGGACGATCAATGGATTTGCAGTGAATGATTACTCAAGTGGTATTGAGCTGAAGATTATGTCAGCTGTTGCACCATACATGATCACCTTCACGCAGAATCAAGCTGGGTTTAGCACTGAGATTGAGGAGGAGGTTTTGTATGTCGACATGACTGAGAAGACAAAGATGATTGTGAAGAAGTTAGAGCGCGACTTGGTTGTTGAGGGGAAGGAAGAAGTTATTTTGGCTGACACTCCGGTTAAACTTATGCAAAAAATGCATCAGTTATGGAGTGGCACTGTGAAGTTCGAGAGCGGCAACAGCATGACGATTGATACCACAAAGGCTGAGTTCATTAAAAGTAGGTGGCACGACAAAAAAATAGGCGTGTTCTACAAGTTCAAAGAAGAACTGAGCGCATTGAGTCAAGTCTTTGGTGATAAACTGACTACTGATCTAGAGAAGTTTGATAATGAGGACTATCAGGTTATAGCCTTACAAATTGTATCCGGTCGTGAGGGTATATCCTTAAAAAATGCGGACTATGTGGTGTTCTTTAACATTGACTTCTCAGCCACATCGTACTGGCAAGCTAGGGATCGGATGACTACAATGGAGCGGAAGTTCAATAAGGTCTACTGGGTATTTAGTAACGGAGGTATTGAGGATAAAATCTACAAAGCTGTCAAGAGCAAGAAAAGTTATACGTTAAACATTTTTAAGAAAGATTATGAAGCCAACAAGTAAAGAAGTAATTAATGAGCTATCTAAAATATTAGATGCAACACCTAAAAAAATAAATGGATTTATGACAGCAAAAGAAAAAGCAAAAAAGTTATTAGGTAAATATTTAACCTACTTTCCTGTATTTCGAAATGAAAAAGAATACAGTTTCGAATACGATTATGATGAAGATAAAGCCAAAGAATGCGCATTGATTGCAGTTGATGAGGTAATCGAGTGCTGCAAACAGTACGATGAATTAAATGAGACATATGTAACTCAAATTGATTATTGGATGGAAGTTAAACGAGAAATAAAAAAATTATGAAGCAATGCTTTGAATGCAGGAGAATGCTTGAGCTAGACAACTTCACCGAGAACAGACGACACTACACATTGAAGACTGACCTTGGAAAGAATCGCGTGTGTAAGATCTGTACCTTTGATCGATCGGTCAAGAGCAAGAGTCTTGTACAATACAACTTCGAGGAAAACAAATTTGATAACATTAAGTTCGATGACATCGGTCAGGTGGCAGAGTACTTTACTAAAAACAATATGATATGAAAGAAAATTCAATAGAGTGGCTATACCGACAGCTGTGGGAGATGCCAAAGGATAAGTTAGCTTGGTATGCATTGAAGCAAGAAGCCAAGATAAAATATGAGGATGAGATGTTTGAATCCATTAAGTTTGGAGGCGCATTAGTAAGAGCCGCAGAACATATTACAATGGAAAAGCTAACAAAAGAGTTTGAAATACTTAGAGAAAAATATCAAGATGAAAGTAACGATTGAGCTAGACGATAGAGTCTACACAGCAGAAGATCCAGAAGCAGAATACTTTTGGGAGTTAGCAGAGTTATTTGTATCTACAGCTCGATCAGCTGGGTATACAGATGTAACAATTAAAAAGTATGTATGCAACCTGGAGACACTGTAATATGTATCGATGACGCGATAAAGGCTGACATGATTGAGTTCGTGTCGGCTGCTTATCCTAACTGGATAAAGAAGGGAAACAAGTATACCATAAGGGAAATTTTACTTAATGATGACATAGTTCCGGGAATTTTACTTAATGAGGTGGAAAACCCCTTAATATTCATCCATTTGATAAATAAAATACAAGAGCCTGCCTTTGGTATGTTTAGATTTGCTAAATTTGCTCATGACCGAGCAACAAATACAGTCGAAGCTTATCAAGAGATTGGAGTCTGATGGCTACTATGTTATCAAGTTGTCGGTCACAAATAAGACAGGAATCCCGGACCTTATAGCAATACCAAAGAACTCAGACGTAGAATTTATAGAAGTTAAACGGCCAGGGCAAAAGCCACGGCCATTACAAGTATATAGGATAAATGAAATTAAAAGGCACGGCGTCTCCGCAAGAGTCTACAATGGTGAGGAATTCCTTGACTATTGAGAAGAACAGAACATTGATCAGACAACTAACAGTTGAAGGAAGGTCAGTAGATTACATAGCAAAACAAATAGGCGTAGGCACACATGCATTAAGTAGAAAGTATCTAAGCTCACTAACAGCTAACGTAGAGCTACATAGAGTGGAGATAGGACATAAGGATGAGCCTTACTACCTGACAGAAGAAGAAATGTTAAATGAAGTTAAATATGATTATAATACTTTAAGTGATGAAGAAAAACAAATCTATAACGAACGACAAGAAGCTGGCATCCTTGGTAGGGATTTTACCAGTGATGATGGATTTTATGGAGGACCTTCAAACTATCTATCCTGTGGTCTATAGCCGTGAGGTTAAGAAGGCTGGAAATGATTTCATTAAAGCTGTCGAAAAGAATAGCGACATGATCTACAAGAAAATGAAGGACGAGGAAGATAAAGGTGTCGAGGAGTTTTACCATGAGATCATTAACATGGGAAATATCTTTAGAGAATGGCTAAAGGATTTATAAGATATACAGTCGTTTGGATCAGTCAGAATCTAGCTATTCCGTTTTGGTCGATCGGTCACATTCACTTAATGACTACAGTTTATGATGACGTTACAGAACTTATCAGTTCCGTAGGTATGAATGCAATTGTAGCCATAGGTTTTTACATAAGCTATAAAGAAGATGGAAGGAGTGTATGCTATAAGTGTTCGGATAAAAGCAATGCCGATCAAGGCAGGGACCAGGCTGTTAAAGATTGATAAGGTCATAGATAATATACCAATTGCTATAGATAGCCAAGGTAAATTAATGAGCGAATACTTCATTAAGAAGGTAATTAGAAGAGATCATTTAGATAAGTATAGAATCTCATATGAAGTTTTATCAAAAAAATATTTGTCTGGATTATGTCATAATGTTAAAAATTGATATATTTGCTTGTAAATGAGCAGTGTAAACTATGTAAACTTAATGATGACGGAGATCAATGATCTTACCGATTGCATCTACGAGTCTCTCATAGACGACGATACACAGGAGCTTAAATCAAACATTCAAAATCTAATCCGCGTACTTAAGGATCTCCAAAAGTCGCACGAAGACTAATGTATGGCATTATATACCGAAAGGATACGCGAGCTCTATAGAAGTGGTGTAACCAACAAGGCTGAGATTGGCCGAATACTAATCAGAGAATTTAATCTTGACTCTAGCGAAAACACAATGCGTGTTATGGTGTCAAGAACGTTATCTAAGGATGGTGATTGTGATGAAGGAGTAAAGGACGCGTGCGAAAATTTAGGCATAAGACCAAGCTCAGTTCCATACATGTGGCTTAAGTCAAAGGAAGCTTCTCTATTTATTAAAAATCCTAACTATAAAGTTTCAGAGATTGACTACGACAAGATCATTGCTGAATGCATGGATGGTTATGTTCCATTAGTCAAGCAGTATGTTCACCCGGTAAACTCATTCGATCGTTTGATCTGGACCGACGTCCATGTAGGAATGGACGCTAGTCGTAAAGGATTGGCCTTGTATGCTACCGATTGGAACGCTGAGGTATTGAACAAGCAGATTGATGAGATGGTGTCGTTTATTATAGGTAACAAACAAAGCGAATACTTAATCATTGATGAGCTAGGTGACTATATGGATGGATGGGATGGTGAAACGACGCGTAAGGGCCACAAACTACCTCAGAACATGACCAACGAGGAAGCATTTGAAGTTGGATTGAAGGCTAAGGTATTATTAATTGACAAGTTAGCAAATGTATACAAGCACATTACATGCAACAACATGTGCGAGGATAACCATTCAGGCGCCTTTGGCTATGTTGTTAATGCAGCATTTAAACATATTATTGACTGCAAGCATTCAAACGTTACAGTAATAAACCATCAACGATTTTTAAACCATTACATAATTGGTGATCATGGATTCATCATTTCGCATGGTAAAGATTCCAGAAACCTTAAGTTCGGATTCAAACCACAACTTGACGCAAGAGGTGCTGAAAAAATATCTCAATACATTAGACACAATGAAGAGCTCAGAAAATGTAAGTTCATCGAATTCAGTAAAGGAGATTCGCACCAGTGCCTGTTCGACATGTGCACTTCAGATGAATTTGACTACTTTAACTACCCGGCATTCTCGCCGAGCTCAGAGTGGGTCCAAACAAACTTTAAAAAAGGGCGGTCCGGATTTGTCTTCCAAAATGTAGACATGCACTCGGACCGCAAGATTATTACCCCTTACTTTTTTTGATTATCTGATCAACTGTCTTACCGTTCTGAATATCTCTCAACATATCAGTTGTTGGCTCAGGCATTACATCTAATAACTTAACGTATTCTAATCCTTGTTTATCTGTCAAGCCTCCGTTTCTTTCAACAAAATTAATCTCGTCAACAACACCGTCTGATTTCTTACGAGTCTTAACTAATTCAAATTCCCACTTGCTGAGATCACGATTAATCTGATTTTTAACCTCTTTCTCTTTTTCGTGTTGATTCTCAGTAATACCTTTCTTTTTAACAATATTCGTTACCTTTCTCGCAACAGTTCCTAAATCCTTAGGAGCTATACCAGTTGAATACAATATCATCAATGGAACAGATATATTCTGTAAAATTTTTCGATCCCCCTCAGGTAAGTATTTTTTTATTACTCTACCTTGGTATTCATCTTCAAATTCCCCCGTATAAGCCATTGCGCTTAAGTCAATCAATTCTTTGTATGTATCACCGGCAATACCTACCATACCATAAGATCTACCTGATTGACCATCATTTTTAAATGCTACTGAATAGATGTTGTCAGACTTAAGCTGTTCAATGAATTTAAAAATGATGGTCAATC